CAAGAGTATTTGAATTATCCTATTGATGAAGCTACATCCTATTTCAAGAGAGATGATTTTAATGAGATACCTAAGTTTGAGTTGGATGCTATTAAGCATAAAGAGAAGAACCTCATCTATTATGCAGCTGTGGACTTTGCTATCTCACAAAGTGAGAGAAGTGATTATACTGTTATCGCTATCGCTGGTATGGATGACCGTGGTATCATGTATATTGTCGACATCCGTAAAGGTCGTTGGGATGCCTTAGAGATTGTTAATGAGATGTTCTCTGTACAAAAGAAGTATGACCCACAGTTATTTATAACTGAGAAGGGTGCAATTGAAAAGGCCATTGGTGCTATCTTAAGAAGTGAAATGTACAATAGGAATAGTTATTTAAACTTATACCCTATGACTCCTACTAAAGATAAGCAAGCAAGGGCTAGGTCTTTCCAAGCTAGGTTAAGAGGTGGTGGTGTTAAGTTTGATAAGGGTGCATCTTGGTATCCTGACTATGAGGATGAGTTGGTTAGATTCCCCAAGAGTAGACATGATGACCAGGTGGATGCTTCTAGTTGGTTGGGTTTAGTAATTGACCAAGTGCATAATGCGTCCACCTTACAAGAGATGGAAGAAGAAGATTATATGATGATGATGAAAGACCAACAAGAGGATGGTAGGTCAACTACCTGTGGATACTAATACATGGAACTAGACTTCTCAGCAACAACTAAAGAACTTCTCTCTACAGCTAACATTGCAGAGATGATGGATGACGTGCAACTAACTACCATTGGTGAGAAGGTTGTTCGTGAATACAACATGGATAAAGAATCCCGTCAAGACTGGGAATATAAGATGGATGAGAGTATGAAGCTTGCTCTCCAAGTTGTTGAACAGAAATCCTTTCCTTGGGCTGGAGCTTCTAATGTTAAGTTTCCTCTTATTACTATTGCTGCTTTACAGTTTCATGCAAGAGCTTACCCAGCACTTATTACAGGTACAGACATTGTTAAATGTCGAGTTAATGGACCAGACCCTACAGGTGAAAAGACTGCAAGGGCACAACGTGTAGAAGACTTTATGTCCTACCAACTTCTAGAAGAAGATGAAGCTTGGGAAGACCAAATGGATAAGGTATTAATTACCACACCTATTATAGGTTGTTCTTTTAAAAAGAGCTATTGGTCTCCTCGTACTAAAGCTAATGTATCAGAGATGGTATTAGCTAAAGATTTGGTGGTAGACTACTGGACTAAAAGTCTAGAGACTGCTAACCGTATTACTCATATCTTATACTTAAATAAGAATGACATTCGTGAACGTACTCTACGTGGTTTATATGTTGAGAGTGACTTAGGTCAAGCTAAGAGTTTAGAACCTAATGAGACAAGAGATAAAGCTCAGGGTGCTCACCCAGCTTCTAATGACCCAGATACCCCCTATGAAATCTTAGAACAACATCGTTACTTAGACTTAGATGGTGATGGGTATTCAGAACCATACATTGTAACTGTACATAAAGAATCTAAGAAGGTTCTTCGTATTATGGCTAATTACTTTGAATCCTCTATTGAGAAAAAGAATGGTCGTATTGTATTTATTGCTGCAGAACAATACTTTACCAAGTATAGCTTTATTCCTTCTCCTGATGGTGGTTTCTATGACCTTGGGTTTGGAGTCCTTCTTGGTCCTCTTAATGAGTCTATTAATACTATTGTCAATCAGCTTATTGATGCTGGTACTATGGCGAATACTGCTGGTGGTTTTCTGGGCCGTGGTCTTAAAATTCGCGGTGGTAATCAATCGTTTGCTCCCCTAGAGTGGAAGCATGTAGAAACAACTGGTGATGACATTCGTAAGAATGTATTCCCTCTACCTGTACGTGAACCAAGTCAAGTGTTATTTACTCTCCTTAATCTATTAATTAGTTATGGTGAACGTGTAGGTTCTGCTACTGATGCTATGGTTGGTGTAAGTCCAGGTCAAAACACTCCTGCTGAAACTAGTCGTAACACTCTAGAACAAGGTATGAAGATTTTCTCTGGTATCTTTAAACGAGTACACCGTTCACTTAAACAAGAGTTTAAAAAGCAATATCGTCTTAACCAACTATACCTTCCTAAAGAAACTAAGTTTGGTGCTCAAGAGACAATTATAGAAGACTTTCAAGGTGATGCTAAAGACATCTCCCCAGCTTCAGACCCTAATGTAGTGTCAGATGCACAACGAGTTAATCAAGCAACAGCAGTGTTACAAGCAGCTCATGGTTCTCCAGGGTACAACCTGTATGAAGTTAATAGACGTTACCTAGAGGCATTGAAGGTAGCTGACATAGACAAAGTGTTACCAGACCCTAAAGGTCCTAACGCTGTACCACCTCCACAGAATCCTAAGTTACAAATTGAACAAATTAAGAGTCAAGTTAAGCAAGCAGATATGCAGTTGAAGGGTAAGATAGCAGCAATGAAGTTAGCACAAGAGGCAGAGAAGACACAAGCAACAGTTAAGAAGTTGGAAGCTGAGGCAGTAAAACTTATGGCAGAAGCTGAAGGTGTGGGCACTGGTCATGAGATAGCTTTACTCAATGCTCAGATTGGGGCAGAGAAGTCTCACAGAGACCATCTGATGAAGCAAGCAGAAGTAATGATGAAGGCGTTTGAAATAGATAGTAATAACCAAAGAGAGGATAGTAATGATTCTAACCGCGCAGGAGTTCCAGGAATGGACTCAGCATCCAGTAACGAAAGCTTTTTTTAAGTCTTTATTAAATAGCAGAGAAGAGTTAAAAGAGAACCTAGTTGCAGGTTCGTATGACAACATTGAAGAAATTAAAGGTCGATGTGCAGCAGTAATAAACATAGTGAATGTAAACTATGAAGATATGATGGAAGGGCTTAACTATGGTAAATAATAGTGGCATTACTCCAGTAGGACATAGGTTGTTAGTACAACCACTAGCCCTAGAAGAGGTATCAGTAGGAGGTATTATACTTTCTAAAGATACAGTAGATATGGAACGACTTGCTCAAATGCGAGGTACGGTTATTGAACTAGGTACAACTGCCTACTCAGACCAACCAAGTGCTTGGTGTAAGGTAGGTGACCTAATTACTTTTGGTAAGTATTCAGGTTTGATTTACAAAGGTAAAGAGACATCTGATAATAAAGAGTATCGAGTTATTAATGACTTAGATGTGGTAGCTATACATAGAGAGGAACTAAAATGAGTGAAGATAACGTAGAAGTTAATGTTGAAGTTGAAAAGAATGCTCGTCATTTCGGATGGGTCTCTAAAGAAGAGTTCCGTGGTAATGAAGCAGACTGGGTAGATGCAGAGACTTTTGAGAAACGTGGTAAGGAAATTAATCCTATCTTACGTGCTAACAATGACCGACTTAAGAAAGAGTTAGAGGTCACCCGTGATAAGCATGATAAGGAGATTGCAGAACTAAGAGCTGCAACTGAAGAGTTTAAATCTTTTCAAAAGGATTCTTATGAACGTAAACAAAAGCAACTCCAAGATGAACTATTAAGTTTAAAAGACCAACGTAAAGAAGCTATCCGTGAAGGTGATGCTGACTTGGTCGTAGAGATAGAAGACCGTATTGAGGAAGTTAAGGACGCTAAGAGTAGCCAGAAAGAACCTGTTGCTACACCTAGAGTTGAAGAGCCAGTTAAACTAGACCCATCTCTATCCAATTGGATTGAAGATAATAAATGGTTTGGTAATGACATTGAAGCAACAGAAGTTGTTAATGGTTTGGGAGCGTCTATTCGTAAACAGTTCCCAGGTCTACAAGGTAAAGAGTTCCTTGATAAACTTGATGAGCGAATTGAAAGTGTACTACCACAACTTCGTGGTAAGGCACAAGAGTTTGCATCAGTAGATAGTTCTACCACAAGAGGTAGCACATCTTCTAAAAAGAAAAGCTATGACAACCTTCCTGCAGATGCAAAAGCTGCATGTGATAAGTTTGTTAAGCAAGGACTATTTAAAACAAAACAAGAATACGTTGATTCATACGACTGGTCTTAAGGAGATAAGCATGGCACAAGCACACACAATTGAACAGAAAAAAGAGAAAGCATTAACAGTAAGGTCTACAGCTGACCGTCTTGGTACAGGAGTTTCACGTAAGCGGAATGTCTTTAATGGTACAGAAGGTAAACTAACTATTGAACATCAAATAGAAGGTTACCACTTACATATTTTTAATGATAGTCCAGGTCGTATTGCTAGTGCACAGTCTGGTGGTTATGAGTTTGTTAGCCCTGACGAGGTTGGTGGTACACGTGAGAACGTTGTTTCTCGTAACACTGACGTCGGAGATAAGGTTAGATTTTTAGTTGGACGTAGTGAAGATGGTAAAGAACCTCAGTATGCCTACTTGATGAAAGTTAAACAAGAGTGGTATGAAGAAGACCAACAAGCTGTTCAAGCTAAAGTAAATGCTACAGATGATGCAATCCGTAATGGTAAGGCTTCTTCAGAATCTACTGAAGGTTTCTATACCCCTAAGGGTGGCATT